CGCAAGAATGGATCGTGAAGTATCTACGTTTGAAGTAGCTAATATCGCGTCTACGATTATCCCTATTGCAATGCAAGCAGAAGAAAAACCTGAACTTTTAACTAACGCTGGCGCACTTCCTGGATTTTTTGACCAAGTTCGTAAAGAAATAAATTCTGTCTACAATATATTTAACGCTTCAGGAAATCCTGTTCGTAATGTGATTTACGATAGTGCTGCAGATGCGCAATCCGCAGCGAGCATGAGTAACCTTTTACTCGCTGCAAATAACTTTAGTCAAATTCAAAGCAACTCTAATGCGACACAGGCCGATATAGACGCGGCTAGAGATCAGTTAGTCTCTGCATTAAAAGTTGTTCAAGACAGAGCTAAAGAACAAGGGGCGACTGGTTCATTTATTAATATGGATCTAGAGGGAGCAGGGTTCCAAGATCTTATTGAAAAGCGGGGATTACTAGCTGCAGGTCAATTACGGCTTGCTTACGCTGCTGCAGCGGCAGATGGCCAAACAGGTACTTCTTTATCCGATAGAGACGTTACAAACTTCCTCTCTCAGTTAGGTTTTGGCGATACTAACGCTAAACTTATTGGTAAAAAGATGACTAACTTCGTTGTTAATCGCTTTCAAATGTTCGATGAACGAGAGTTTAGAAATCTATCTAATAATGCTAGAAACCACTCAGAAATAGACGTTAGAGAAACTAATGATTATTTATCAGGCACGTTCGGAGTAAATCGTTCTGATTTAAACGCGCTCCGAGATCCTGAACGCTCTCAAGAAGATAAAGAAGACGTTGCTTCTAAAATCCAAGAGCGCATTGCAATGGTTACTCGAGGTACAGCCGCACCTGACTTTGTATACGATAGGGAAAACCAGCGGATCCGCTATGTTCCGATTTTAGAAAGATTAAAAGGCCGAGAACTTTTATATAACCGTTATATGCAAGATATTTTCCCACATTACGGTATTACTGAAGATCAGATTAACTTGGTTGGCGAAAGCGACATTGACCTTGGGTCAACTGGTCGTAGACCTAGACAGCCTCGTCAACAACTCAAACTCAGGATTCGTCCATGAGCACTAATCCAAGTATTAAAGTTTTAGACGATTATTTAAAAACACCTGAGTTTGATGCGTTTAAGACAGGTGTTATTGAAGGGGGTGTGGGAGATTTTACGCTTGGTGAAATTTTCGAGAACGACCCTATCCGTTTAAATGCATATTTAGAGGCAGAATATCTACAACAACAAGCGGAACGAGGAGACGAACAAGCTCTTGCACTTGTGGATGATCAAGATAGAGAAATAACTAATGCAGTAAATACTTATTTACGGCGTTATTTACCGCTGGACGATGTAGAACAAACTCGGTTAAGTTTGGATACCGAACCTTTAGAAACGGTAGCCGAACCGCAACCCCGACGTAGACTGTTTCCTGCAAGAATGGGAGCAACAGCGCCTGTTCAACTTCCTGTTAAAGAAGATGCTACAGATTATTCTAGATTTACCGAATCTATACTTAACGAAGAAGAGCGTCAGAAACTTGCTTCGTTTGGTGTAGACCCAGATGTAATCTATCAAGGCGACCAGAACTTTTACGAAAAATATATGGAAGGCCAGTTCCCTACTGGCTCTATTGATAAAGACTCTCCTTGGCGTGTTAAAGCGTTTTTCTTCCCGATTAATATGACGCCGTTCGAAGCTGAAAAGTTATTAGAGCAAGAATCACCTAACGCTGAGTTTAGATATATCAATCCTCGCGATAAAGGTATGGGACTCGCGATCCGTGATGAATCTACTAACGGCAGGTTCGTACCTTTACGCCCTCAGTTTGGTTTAGAAGCTGGGACAGAAGGGCTGATTACAGGACTAGGGCAGGAGATGGGTGCTCTAGTTACTGAAGCTGTCGGATTAAAAGGTTTAGGTAAATTAATCGGTGAAGGTGTCGAACAAACGACGCTTAGTCGTAAAGCCGGACGTGGAGCAGGAACAGTTGCACTTGCCGGTCTTTCTGCCGGTATGGGAAGGTTTGCACAATTAGCTTACGGTAATGCCCAAGGTATTAACGATATTTCAATAGAACGAGCTTTCGAAGATGCAGGGTTAGCGGCTGTTTTAGGTGGGGCTGGTGCAGCTGTTGTTGGCACAGCGATGGCGACTGTAGGTCAGGTCTGGAAAACTATAACAGGCTCTAATATCCCGCAGCCAGTAATAGATAGATTACAAGCGTCTATCGCTAAACTTAAAACAAAAGGAACTGGTGAAGAATTTACATCTCAAGAATTAGCGGAAAGAACTCGGCAAGCGGCTCTTGCAGTAGGAGATTCAGTAGCACAGTACCGCCCAACAGCAGGGGAACTTACTCAAGACGATTTCTTAAAATCGTTAGAGATAGAATTATTTTCACAGCTATCTACTACTGCTAAGGGCAGACAAGCCTACGAAGACATTGTTAATAATAACGCTAATGCTGCATTTAACTTTTGGCAGGAGCTTACTGAAAACGCCCCTGAACTAAAGGGTATTTCATATACAGATTTTCGTGAGTTTTTAAAGAAACAACAAGACGATTACGCAGCACAGGCTGCGGAAGCTGCGAAACTCAAGATCCGCGATATCGAAGAAGGGGCAAAACTAGACGAAGTTTTACCTGAGCAACCTCCTGAACAGATGCTTACGATTGATGAGCTAGGTTCTACGTTTACGAGAGACCAAGAATCAGGAAGTTTGATTTTTAAACGTAACAGTCCTGAATTTTTAGCGCAGTCCGACGAAGCGTATAACGCTGCAAAAGATTCAGTAGCTAGGGAAATAGAAACCTTATCAGGTCTTAAATACGATCGTAAAACTGATTCAGCAACACAAATAATTCCCGCTTTCCGCGAAGCGTTTAACGCTGGCGAAGATAAAGACGCGATTATGCGTACTTTAGGCGAAGTTGAAGCGTCGGATGTAATTAAAAGTATGATCCCGATGCGAGACGGGGTCAGTATTCTTAAACAGTTACTTGGCGTAACTGTCGATGACCAAGGTAAGTTTTTAAAGCAAGCTGATTTAGATTTCGGACAGTTAGCAGGAATGCAAAACGCATTAAATAGCTTGTTTATGGAAAGCTCTGACCGAGGAGTTAGAGAAGTAGCTATGAAATTGCGCGATGCAGTAGAAGCGCAAATAGATGATTTAATTACTTTTCAAGCGCGTAAGCAATTAGCTGCTGAAGGGGTCGAAGCGCCTACTCCTAAAGTGCTTGGAGAAAAAGTCCAGGAAATAGCTGGCCCATTAATTGAAGCTCAAGCTGGGTTACGTCAGGCTAACCAAGCGATTGAACGAAGATTTATTCGTGAGCTAGTAGATAAAGAACCTTCGGAAATAGCCGATTTCGTTTTATCGTCTAGCCCTAAGCAAATTACTCAGTTATTAGATCAGATCTATCAGCTACCTGATTCTATCGTCCGTATGCAAAACTTACGTCAACTAGTTGTTGAAAATATGCGTAAGTCTATGGGCGACTTACCGTTGGCAGAACAAAATAAAACCTATGCTAAATTTTTAGAAAAGAACGCTGATCAACTAGAGGCGTTATTCCCTGAAGCTCAGTTTTTAAAGCTAACTAATTTTCAAGAAGTTCAAGAGCAGGCTCTAAAAGATATTGCCGAAACAGCTGAAACATTAGCGGAACTAGAAAAGAAGTTAGGTAAGCCTCCCGCTGAATTTATTAGTGACTTTTTATTACAAGGCCGTAGCGCACGATTGACTGGTGCAGCAGAGATGTCTCGTCGGGAGTTTGGAGAATTAATCAAACAAAACCCAGAACTACAGCCCTACGTTACGGCACTAACTAGAGACTTTTTCCAAAAGAACTTTGAAACGACTAGAACCACAGGAGACACGATGTTTTCTGGAGGGTTAGATGTAAACCGTTTTATTGATTTTGTTCAAAGTGGCGTAAGAAGTGGTCAAGAAGGTAGTTCAGAGTTAGGTCAAATCTTTAGTCCCCTACTTGGTAAAGAAGAAGGACAGAAGTTTGCTAAAAACTTGCGGATGTTAGCGCAAATTTTAGATCGTGGGGTACGAAGAGGATCCAGAAGTCCTATGTCTCAAGGCCCAGCAGCTAACCAGACAATAGATGATTTTTTACAAGAAATGTCATTTTTGCAGAGAATTTTTATTGCTCCTCTGACGCAAACAGGTCGTCGAATTACTGCCCTAAGTATGGGATATCGCGATCAAGCGAAAAGTGATCTATTAGAAGTTCTAGCTGATCCAACTAAACTTGACATACTTCTTAAAAACAGAGCAGATCAAATTTCTCGTCGAGATTTTTACAAGTTTCTTGGCGCGTTAGCCGTAACGAGAGAAGTAGATATCGGCACTGAAACTAGTGAAGATACTTATGACAGAGCTATAAAAGGATTGCAAGGGCCAGTAGAAGGTATCGCTGACCTATTCTCAAGGATGTTTGACGATGAAGATTAAGATATTTGAGCCACCGTTACCTTCATTAGACGTTGAGCAAATGTCCAACGGCGGCGAAGTCGAACCTGCTAAAATGTTCGGTGGCGGCAATATTGGTAATTTTAGTGTCAATATCGACCCTGAACGTGTTGCGGAGTATATGGCGAACAATCCTGTAGTTGCCGATACAGTTGGTCAAGCTGCTCCGCAGCGAGTAGTTGCTTCTCCTACTCCGGAAGAAGTAGATGCGTTTAATTATATGTACGGCCCTTCAGCTTCTGAGGCGATGGGCTTTAATGTTGAACAGGGTGCATACGGTAACGATTACGCTCAATACGATCGCGGGGATTACGTTCGTTCTACAGATCCGGCAGCTGCAGCAGAAAGAGCTGCAGAGGCAGAACGTCGACGCCAAGAACGCCAAGCGCAACGAGAAGCGGATGCAGCTGCAGAAGCAGAAGCAGAAGCTGCTAGAGTTGCTGCTGCAGAAGCTGAATTTGCTAGACGAATATCTGCAGGCGAGTTAACTGCTCAAGAAATTCAAGATCTTATTGCAGGTGGGGTGCTTACCGAAGATCAAGTTCTTGCAATTATTCAAAACTATCAACTTAGCGAAGATCAATTAGCTCAGTTATATACTCAAGGGTTGCTTACTCAAGAACAGATTTTAGAACTCGTCGAAGGCGAAGTTGCTGATCAAATGTCAGAGTCAGAGGGTTCTGCAGACGGTATCGCATCTGGCTTAACCGAAGATCAAATTAATGAGTTAATTGCCCAAGGGTTAGCTGACCAAGATATGACGGGGTATGCAACTACCGAAGATATTACTGGGCTAGAAAATCTTTTCCAAAACTACCTTACTGCTGACCAGCTAGAAGGTTACGTTACTGCTGATCAGTTAGCAGAAGCGACCGATTATGATACGACTATTCAAGCATTAACAGATCAGCTAGGTGAGCTTGAAACAAAATACCAAGACGTTACTTCTCAGTACGAAGCTGACGCAGTTAACCAACAAATCTCTGATACAAAAGACGAGCTGAATAACTATTTTGCAGCATCTGCGCCTAGCGGCCCACGAACAGGGTCTACGTCCCAGTTTAGTTCAGGCACTTCGTTCCTTCCAGGAGGTAGCCCGATGGCGACCCTTATTGAAGGGCAGCGTGAAGGACAAGGCCAAGATCCATTTACATCGTATTTGAAAACATTTACACCAAGTTATAGCGAGTATAACGAACCGTTTACTCCTGAAGAATATAACGAACGAAATCAACCCTTTACTGGCGGGATGTATAATAATCCGTTTACTGGCGGTATGTCGTATAACCCTGATAAAAAGAACATGGGCGGTCAAGTATCTAACGGTATAATGGATCTCACTAATTTCGATACGAACGTACAACCGTTTCAAAACGCCTTTCGGCCTAACGTACCAAGGAACTAATAATGGCTATACCTATGAATGAAATGCCGAATCGCTTAGATCAAATGAGAGCTGATGCTGAAATGTCAGCTGCGCCCTTGCCCCCTGCCGGTGGTGCCCCAACTCCATCTCCCGCCGGTAGGGGAGCACCTATGCCGCCGATGCCTCCCGCTGGTGGTGGTGCGCCTATGCCTCCACCTCCTATGGCTGATGCTCCTGCTCCAGAAGAAGATCGCCTAGCTGAACTAATGGGCGGTATGGGCGACGAGCCGATGATGCCCGAAGAAGACCCGATGGCAGATGTTCAACCTCAAGATCTTGCAGTAGGTATCGCGCAATCTGCGTTAGATATTTCTGCGTCACCTGAGGAAGCGTTAGCAGCTGTAGAGGCCGCTGCTGCAGAACTGCGAGCTTTGTTAGCTTAACCAGTTTTCCCACTTTTCATCGCCTAAGACTTCTTGGGCGAGGTCAAGTTTGTTACGCAACGCTGTTACGATCTTTTCGTCTACCGTATCTTTGGCTACGAGGTCAACGTAAGTTACGTTGTTCTTTTGGCCAATACGATGTGCTCTATCTTCTGATTGCAACCGTTTTTCTAAGTCGAAGTTGTTCGAGTAATAGATTACGTTTTGCGCTTCGGTAAGCGTGATACCGTACCCTCCTGTTTGCGTATTACCTACGAAAAACCTGAGCGGTGAATCGGGGTTCTGGAAATCTTTAATAACCCGTTCGCGTTCATCGGTACTTGTATCTCCGAAATAGGCAGCTACCGAATCCGATCCGAATAGACCTTGTAGTGTTTCAACGATCTCTAAGATATTTTGGCGGTAGTTTGCCCAGATAATCACCTTACCTTGCATCTCCCCGATAACTTCAATAAGTTCGTCGATACGGTTGCTATCTATAGGTGTTTCTACGCCGTCATCGCTTTTTACATGACCGCATATAATCTGGTGTAACCTCAGTAACTGAGTGAGTACATTCGTAACACTTACCATTTCTTGATTTTCTAGTTCTGTTATCGCTAGTTCTTTTAATTCAGAGTACAGTTTCTTTTGTTGCGCGGTCAGGGTTACTTCTCTCCGGATATACAACTTTTCCGGTAGGTCGAGGCAGTCGTTTTTAAGTACCCTGTAAGAGAACGTATCTAGCTTAGACGTTAGTTCGTCTAGGTTCCTATACCCTACTACCTGTTTAACGGTACGGCCCCCGAAATAGCGATTTACGACCTCTCCGAAGTGGTTTTGGAAAGAGTAGAACGAGCTGTACCCGAGCAGGCTTGTTCCGAGCACCTCAGTTTGACTGTACAAGTCCAGCGGCGATTGGGTTATTGGTGAGCCGGTTAGGATTCTGCGGAACTTAGTATTCTTTGCCAGCTTCGTAATAGCCTTGGTTCGTGAGGCTTTCGGGTTTTTAATCGTCGTAGATTCGTCAACCGCGAATAGCACTTGATGACCGAGGATAAAGTTCTCAGTAAACTTGACCCCTTTAGCTGTACTGAACGCTTCGACGTTAATAACGAAGATTTTGAGTTTATCTTCGCCTACGTCGAATAGCTTCATCAGATCAGATTTTTCTTGTTTACGTGGCGCAGGCGACCATACCGCTACATGCCGGTCGATATACTCCGGCATATGGTCAGGTATCTCTTTCGTAGACCAGTTCTTATATACGCCTTTTGGCGCAACGATAACGGCAGCATTGATCGCGCCTTTACCGTATAGGATACCTATAGTGTCGATAAGGACTTTCGATTTACCTGTTCCCATTTCCATAAAGAAACCGTATTCTGGCTTGTTCCATGAACGGGTTAACGCCGTCTTTTGATGCGCAAACGGTTGCGTTTTGAATTCGTACTTCAAAGCTGTTCCTTTCTAAGTTCTATAAGTAAGTATATAGAAATAGAATAATAAAGAAATGAATTTCTGAATTCGTAGGAAGCCTGTAATAGATATAATATATTCTATTAGTTTTACTCTCTCACAGTTTCCTATGTAGAACAGTAGTTTAGACTCTTATCTATTACTTCTATTACTCTATTAGACGTTTCTGTTAATTTTTTTATAAAAAATTTTATTTTAGATATAGGTAATACGGGGAATACAGGAAATAGGGGTTTACTTACGAAAAGCCGCTAAGGTAAGGTATAGCCCTATAAAGGAGAAATTAGAAATGACAGTTTATATTGTCCAAGATGTTCCTGGAAGGAACTTCGTCCCTGCAGCTAAGTACGGGGAACTCGTTTCGCTACTCCCAGCGAAAACGAACCTGATGCTTACAACAGGGCCAGAGGTAGCACGCCTCAAACGAAAGCTCATTGATTTCAATGACGACGATTACCTACTTCTAGTTGGCGACCCTGCCGCTATCGGTCTATGTTGCGCAGTAGCTGCGGCAATAAATGGCCGGTTTACGGTATTGAAATGGGATCGCCAAGAAATGACTTACTACCCCGTATCGTTCGATATTAGGGGCGGGTCACAAGAATTAGGAGAATTACATGTCTGATGAAAAAGATACACCGCTATCCTTCGAGGAGTTAACAGGTGCTTCTTCGCAAGAAGAATGGAACGAATCGACACTCGATAGCGAGTTCGCAAAGATCAGTGCTACTGCAACAAAAATGCAGGAACTGCAAAAAACGATAGCGTCTTTAGAAGATGACCTAAAGCAAGCCAAAGAAGTCCTCCGCGTTGTAGAAGAACAGGAGTTACCCGAGGCGATGCAAGCAGCGAATCTGAAAGAGATCAAACTAACGAACGGTGCCAAAGTCACGATTAACGAGTTCTATAAAGGGTATATCTCCGAAAAGAACCGCGAAAAAGCGCACGCTTGGCTCCTACAAAACAACCATGGCGGCATAATTAAGCACGAAGTTAACCTGAAGTTCGGTAAGGACGAAGGGGATAAAGCTGCAGACGCCGTAGCAAGTCTTCAACAGAAGGGGTTAGACCCAGCTGTTAAAGAGAGTGTTCATCCACAGACGCTTAACGCTTTTGTGAAAGAACAAATGACGAGCGGGAAAGACCTTCCTGCAGACCTATTCGGGATATTCGTCGGATCCCGCGCCAAACTAAAATAGAGGTAACTCAAATGGCTGATAAGAAAGTAGCTGAGGTTTCGTCCTCAGATTTAATTCCTTTCGATGACGATCTGTTATCGGCAGGTACTGGACTCGAAGAAGCGAGTGCAGATGACTATGCGATTCCGTTTTTGCGGATTCTACAATCAATGTCGCCACAGCTTAAAAAGAGCGACGGCAAGTATATCCAAGGTGCTGAGGAAGGAAACTTTTTCAATACCGTTACCGAATCGGTATACGATGGTACTGAAGGCGTAATGATCATCCCTTGTGCATACAAGAAAAAGTATATTGAGTGGGTCACACGGGAAAACGGTGGGGGGTTTGTAGCTGATGACCACGCCGCTTCGATCCTCAAAGAGTGTAAGAAAGACGATAACGGTCGGTTTATCTGGACAAACGGTAATCAAATCGCAGAAACTGCTGAGTATTACTGCATCTTAGCGCAGGACGAAAACGCGCCAGAGCAGGTTTTGTTAAGCCTTACATCTTCGCAGTTAGGTTTCTCTCGACGTTGGAATACGATGCTGAACAACGCACGTGTAAATAACGCGAAAGGTGAAACAGTAGCAGCCCCGATGTTCTCTTATATGTACAACCTAACGACGATTGCTCAATCGAACGACCAGTACAGCTGGATGGGACTATCTGTTGAAAAGAGCAGGCCCACCCCGATGCCGCTGGCGATGGCTGCACTTGAGTTTATGAAAGCCGCACGTTCTGGCGCGGTAGAAGTAAAGCAAGAGCAGGAAGGAGCAACAGCTTCCGCTGAGGCAGAAGTAGTCGACGGAGACGATGTCCCGTTTTAGGTTTATAAGGGTGAGCAATGTCAATACACGAGCAGTTTGCCACCCGTTTCGTGGGGTTGAGACACGGGTATAGTGTCTTTACCCCGACGAAAGAAACGCGGGAAGATGGCAAAGCGAAAGGGAAATATGTAACGATTTCACAAACGCTCAACCAGAAAGAGTTATTCGCTATCTGGGCAGAGCATATAAGAGGGGAAAGAAGCCTCGGTATCGTACCGATTGATGAGAATAATATGTGTTCTTGGGGGTCTATCGACATAGATGATTACCCGCTAGATCTCAAAGCGTTAGCTAAAAAGATCAAGAAGTTCAAGCTACCTATGGTCGTTACGCGATCTAAAAGCGGTGGCGCACATATCTTTATGTTTGTATTTGACCCAGTTCCTTGCTCTACGATGCAACGTAAACTGAGACAGATATCTGCAGCAATAGGTTTTGGTCAGTCTGAGGTTTTTCCTAAACAGACTAAGCTATTGTTAGAACGAGGGGATAGAGGAAGTCCGTTACAGATGCCGTATTTTGGCGGCGAAGACTCTACTAGCTACGGGTTCGGGGCCACTGGCAACGTCCTTACGCCAGCCGAGTTTTTGGATTACTGTGAAAGTATCGTCCTTACTGAAGAAGAACTGGATAAGCTCGAAGTCACGCCTATCTTAGAAGATATGGAATGGCTCGACCACTCTCCTCCGTGTCTAGAACACTTGATCGCTCAAGGGTTCCCGAAAGGTATGCGTAACTCTGGGTTGTTTAACGTAGGTGTATTCCTGCGTAAAAAGTTTCCAGACGATTGGGAAGGTCGGTTAGAGCAGATAAACCACAAACACTTTAGCCCACCGCTGAGTGCGCAAGAAGTGTTATCGGTAGCAAAACAAGTTCAGAAAAAGGATTACTTCTATAAATGTAACGACCAGCCAATAGCCGGTCATTGCAATAGCCCACTATGCCGTACCCGCAAGTTCGGTATCGGTGCGTCAGGTGGTACACCTTTATTCAGTAACTTGACTAAACAGAACAGTGATCCGCCAATCTGGTTCTTAGATGTCGAAGGCGGCAGGCTAGAGCTAGAGACGGAGGAGTTACTTAACCAGACTCGGTTCCAACGAAAGTGTATGGATAGCCTCAACATTATTCCGCCGAAAGTACGGGATAACGTATGGAGAACCATTATCCAGCAGCTTCTCGATACGCTGACAATTATCGAAGTACCAAAAGATGCTTCGACAGAAGGTCACTTTAACGAGTTGTTAGAAACATTTTGTACCGAAAGACCGGCTAGGGAACGGGACGAGCTACTACTTGGTAAACCTTGGACAGATAAAAGCAGGACATATTTCCGTTTAGCTGACCTGATGGATTTTTTACACCGTAAGAATTTCAGGGATTATCCTCGTAATAAGCTAACCGCCAAGCTCAAGAATATGGGCGGCGATTCGCATTTCTTTAACATCAAGGGCAAGGGCGCTAACGTCTGGCATATACCAGAGTTCCAAGCGCAAAGCGAATCACATTCGCTGCCTGAGTTTAACGACTCACCGTTATAATGTTAAAGTCAGATGCACAAATAATCCTTGGGCCTCCAGGAACAGGGAAGACGAGCACACTACTAGGGCTATTAGAAGAAGAATTAGATCGGGGGACTTGCCCAGAAGACATTGGGTTCTTCACCTTTACCAAACAAGCGGTACAGGAAGGCAAGACTAGGGCGATGTCGAGGTTCGCGATAACGAATGGACAGTTACCGTATTTTAGAACCTTACATTCTCTTTGCTTTTTCCAGTTAGGGCTGTCGAAAGATAGCGTCATGAGTTCGAGAGATATTGGTGATTTAAACCAGAAGTTGAACTTGCGTCTAACTGGCTCTGTTAGTTCCGAAGAGGGACATATCTCGAGCATCTCTAAAGATGACCGATTATTGTTCATAGAAAACCTAGCTCGGATGAGGCAGGTAAATTTAGAAACCCAGTGGCACGACTCTGACGACGTTGTTGGCTGGTTTGAATTAGAGCGGTTTGCGAACGGCTTGCGACTGTTTAAAGACGACAGATTACTTATCGACTATACCGATATGTTGCAGTTGTTTTTAGATCGAGGACGCGCTCCGAAGTTAGATGTAATGTTCGTAGACGAAGCTCAAGACCTATCGCCATTACAGTGGGCGGTAGTTCGTAAGTTATGTGAATCAGCGGACCGTATTTATATCGCAGGCGATGACGATCAGGCGATCTATCGTTGGGCGGGTGCCGACGTTGATTACCTAATCCGTAATTCAAAAGACGCGATGATTTTAAAACAGTCTTATCGCGTTCCATCTTCGATACATAAGATTGCACAAAACTGTATCGGGCAGGTGGCATCGCGGGTACAGAAAAGCTGGAACCCTCGTAAAGAAGCTGGGCACGTTTCGTGGGAACCGTCTTACGAAACGATCGACATGGAAAGTGGTGAGTGGTTAGTGCTTGCTAGGACAAACTACTTACTAAACGGGATCGAAGAACATTGCCGGTCAGAAGGCTGGTTCTATAAAAGTAAAAACCGCAACTCAGTTTCTGAGAAAAAGGTCAAAGCGGTGCGCGATTGGGAAACTCTACGGCAGGGCGGCGAAATACCAATCGTAGATCTTACCAAAGTCTTAAATTATATGAAGATCCGCGTACCTATCTCCCTAGAGAGAAACGACTTTGATACTAATATCTCATTCGATCAGGCGCAGCAGTTCGTACCTGACCTCAAAAAAGAATATTGGTACGACTTGTTCGACGGAATCTCAGTTTCGGAACGCAGCTACATTCGTGCGATGCTTAGACGAGGAGAAAAAATAACTAAAGAACCACGGATCAAGCTATCGACCATCCATGCTGCCAAAGGAGGCGAAGCTGAAAACGTAATCTTGCTAACCGATATATCGAACAGGATTTATAAATCGTACCAATCAAACCCTGACGACGAGTCGCGAGTGTTTTATGTTGGACTAACCCGAGCAAAGGAGAACTTGTTTTTAATTGAGCCGCAAACTCAAAAATACTTCCCGCTTTAGTGCTTTACTTTCAGGGGCGTCTAAGGTAAAGTAGTAAAACTTAGAAAGGAGAAATAAATGAATATCTTTGTAACTGACCCGTGTCCTGTACAAAGTGCGCGTGAACAATGTGACAAACACTGTGTGAAGATGGTTCTAGAATCTGCTCAGATGTTATCTACTGCGTGGCGCGTGTTTGATAATGAACGTGCAGAAAGAGAGAACTTGTACAAACAAGCGCACCTAAACCACCCATGTAGTATCTGGGTTCGTGAATCACCAGAAAACTATATCTGGCTATACCGGCACTTTTCAGAATTGTGTCAAGAGTATACGCACCGCTACGGTAAAGAACATAAGTCGTCGAGTCTTCTGTGGTCGCTGTTCTGGCTACCCTTCCCTGACTACCGAATACAACGAGCAAATAAAAATCCAGAAGGCTTTGCACTAGCAATGCCTGATGAATATAAATCCGAAGATGTTTACGCTTCGTACCGCAACTATCTCATAGGCGAGAAATCTTATTTCGCTAAATGGGTAAAAGACCCTTCAAGAAAACCAACATGGTGGATTAGTTAATGGCCTCTATTAGAAAGACCCTTCAAGAAAACGCTAACGACAGCAAAAATACCCGCATGGATATTGCCAGCGGTAATATGCTAGGCAACTGGCGACCTGACGAAATTACACATATGACGCGCTTCGATAAGTGTTCGTCGCTATGTATCGGAGAAGCGAAGTATCGCGACAGACCTATCGACGTACTCGAAGCAGGGTGCGGAGAACTTTGGGTACTGCGTAATTTGTATAAAGCCTACACCGTAAAGAAGTCAGACGTGATCCGCTCTTATCGCGGCGTAGATATCGACCCCGCTGTCCTGAACGAAAAGGTTGGCTATAGCAGCCCTACTGGATTCGTTCAAGACTCAACATGGTTCGCTAACTTCAACGGACAGATTGATATTCAAGACCTTACGGTAAACCCCGTGTTTGACCTGCCGGATGAATCAATAGACTTTTTCTGGACTACCGAAGTTATTGAACATATGGGCCGCGAGTTTATTGCACCATGGCTTGATGACGCTAACCGAGTATTGCGTCCAGGAGGACTGATTTACGTTTCAACGCCTAACCATGACGGCTCTAACGATAAGTTACCCGAAGACCACGTTTACGAATGGGGTTTCGAAGAACTAAAAGACGAGCTTACGAAAGAATCACGAGGCTGGGAACTACAGTCGGTTGTCGGTACGTTTTGCCAAATGCCTAAACTAAAGAAGGCTATGCAGAAAGACGGCGAGGACGGCGAGTGGCGTTGGCTACCTGATCAGTTCGAGTTACTCGAAGAACGCTACGGTAAACAGTTCTTGCGAGTAGTTGCTGCGACGTTTTACCCAGAAGTTTCTAACAACTGCGCGTGGATATTGAGAAAGCCTGCATGACAAATTTTATACCCGCAGAGGTAGATCGGTACGTTTACTGGATCGAAGAACGTGAACGTATTCGTCATTTAAAAGAAGAGGTTCAACAAGAACCTCCTTGGACGCAAGACCCGATACTGCAAGAGTTTAAGTTTTGCCAAGTCTTCCGCGAGGACGATAGGACTACACGATGGTTCCGCGAGCATATTCGCGAGCCACTACGCAACGACCCTGACGTACTGATGGCGACGGTAATTTTTAGATTCTTCAACTTGATAGAAACAGGCAGAACGCTACTCGACCATAACTTACTAACCGAGTGGGATCGAGAGAAGGCGATCGAAGAAGTGAGAAAACAGCCGAAGTGGATTACCGGCGCGTATATCGTCAAAACTCCTAACCGTATGGATAAGGTAACAGGCGTAGCTGAATGCGTCACTCATCTCTGGGTAGAGCGAGAGCGCATCTTAAAAGACTTCAAACACTTCAAGTCTTTATGTGACGCGTGGCACTACCTGATGCGGTTTCCGTATATCGGCCCGTTTGTATCTTACGAACTAGTTTCTGATCTACGTCACACCTACCTGCTAGAAAACGCTGAGGATATTTGTTCTTGGGCGAATGCTGGGCCTGGAGCAATGAGAGGATTGAACAGGCTGACAGGTAGACCACTAGAGTTTTGTAAACGCAGCTGGGATTGGAATGGAGAAATGCAGGCGCTATACCAGTGGTGTAGAGAACAACTAGACCTTAGTAAATTCCACAGACCTTTCGAGATGCGGGAGATTGAAGGAGGACTATGTGAGTTTGATAAATACTCTCGCATATTGCACGGACAAGGACGTACCCGAAGCGTCTATAACTACTCAGAAAGAAACCGTCCTCTAATAGAGGATATAGAGAATGGAGAAAGTAAATGGGGAAACTCAAACAGTTGATCGTAGATCTAGATAAAGATCAGGTTGCCTTTGCTATGGAGCATTACGGACTGTTCCTACAAAAAGCGATGCAAGATAAGACGATGCCTAATACTTGGCAAGACGCTATCAACGCAATTCATTGGGCAGCGTATATTTCAGGTGTCGATCTAGGCCGCATTCAGATCGAATACATTATTAACCAGCAGACGGAGAGTCTTTATGAAGGTGATTAGCGCAGTCAATGTAAACGACGCCCTCCTACGGGGCATTGACTTATTCCAGTCGTCAGTAAATTATCGAACACAGGCCAGCCGTAACGGAGATACGATGGAGTGCCACACTCCGGTTACTACGGTTTATAGCAAACCTTGGCAGAGGGTGCTGTTTAGCGAAGAACGAGACGCTAATCCATTCTTTCATCTATATGAAGCGATCTGGATGCTAGGCGGTTCTCGAGATCTACAAAAGCTCACCCACTTTAATGCAGGGATGGCTAATTTCTCAGACGATAACGAAACCTTAAACGGTTCTTATGGCTATCGGTGGAGGCACCAGTTTCACTACGACCAACTAAAAGACGTAGTTGAAATGCTAACGAAAGATCCTGACTCTCGTCGAGTTGTTTTACAGATGTGGGATCCAGTTCACGACCTCAACAGTCCGAGCAAAGATATCCCATGCAATACGAACATCTACTTTAAGATCAGAGACAGCGCCTTACAGATGACTGTCTGTAACAGATCGAACGATATGATCTGGGGAGCTTACGGTGCTAACGCAGTTCATATGTCGGTGTTGCAAGAATACGTTGCTGCGGCATTAGGCTGCTACATAGGGCCGTACTATCAAGTCAGTGACAGTTTCCATGTCTACCTCAACAAAGAGTGGGATAAGGTAAAAGACCTCCGTATTACTCCATTCCTTCCGGTATCTGATACATACCCAGAAAAACATTATCCGCTCTGTTCTCACCCCGAGACGTTTTTAGAAGAATGTGGGGAACTACTGAGTAGTGTCCCGCCGAGACGAGTTTCAGGAAACCCTGAGCCGGTCGATAGCTGGCCGACGATATTCGGAGCAAGTAAATATAAAAACACTTTCTTCCCAGAGGTGATGATCCCGATGATCCACGCCTACATCTGCCATAAGGAGCGGCGATATGAAGATTGCTACAAATATCTCGGAGAAATTAAAGCGTTGGACTGGCAACAAGCCTGCTTCCAGTGGATTAAGCGACGTGAAAGAAACTGGAGAAATAAGAATGGGTCTTGATCGCAAGTGGACGGATATGAAGAATATCGCTCAGGAAGACATAGTTAGCCTGATCGAATCAGAAAAATCTTACGGCGATTCGTGGAAGCGTCGAGGCGGTACGGGAGCGTTTATGATGTTGGCCCGTAAGTTCGACAGGATCGAACAGCAGGCCGAGCATTGTAATTACGATGTGTTCGAAGCAGGGCTAAAGTTCGACGGCGAGGATGGACTACTCGACGATATCGGAGACCTCAGACGGTATTTATTTTTAGTTGAGCAACATATTCGTTCGCTAGAATCAGGAGGACTCATAGATGCAGATACCACTGATCCAGCCTGAAAGCGATTGGATAGCTCCGCAAGTTCTACCTAAGTTCGACCCACACGAAACGCTCGCGGTCGATTTAGAAACTTACGACCCCAACTTGATAAACCGTGGTCCAGGATGGGCAACGGGTGACGGCTACGTTGTCGGGATCGCTATCGCATCAGATTCATGGTCAGGGTATTTACCGATACGGCACGAAAACGGTGGCAACTTAGAGGAAGAAGTTGTCCTACGCTGGCTCAAAAGAACCTTTGAAAATCATAAAGGTACGATGGTTTTCCATAACGCACTTTATGATGTTGGCTGGCTAAAACGTGAAGGTGTGGAGCTAACTTGCAGGCTACGCGATACGATGTTTGCAGCGCCATTGTTAGATGAAAACCGCCGGTCATACTCGCTAAACAACTTAGGTAAAGATTTACTAGCTGAGGAAAAAGACGAAACGCTACTCGAGATGGCAGCGAAAGCGTGGGGCGTAAACGCAAAGAGCGGCATGTGGTCGCTCCCAGCGAAGTATGTGGGGCCGTATGCGGAACAGGACGCAGTCCTAACGCTACGCCTGTGGAAGACGCTAGGGAAGCGTATAGAGGCCGAGGGGCTACAGAAGATATTCGACCTAGAGTGCGACCTTATACCGCTGCTGATCGAGATGCGATGGCGCGGCGTTCGGATCGACACGGCCCGAGCAGAACAAGCCTCGGAGCAAATGTCTAAGAAAGAACAGCAACTACTCGTAGAAATTAAGAGACGGTTCGGTATCAACGTAGATATTTGGGCGAGCGCGTCAATACAAAAAGCGTTCGACGCCAATGACTTATGGTATCCACACACTGAGAAAGGTGCACCTAGTTTCCAAGGCCCGTGGTTAGAAGCTCACGACCACGACCTTCCGAAGATGATCGTCGAAGCTCGACGTATCAATAAAGCTCGGACTACGTTTATCGAAGGAGCGATCTTAGAATATTCGCACCACGGTCGGATACATGCCGAAGCGCACCCGCTAAAGAATGACGGCGGCGGTACAGTAACAGGGCGGTTTAGTTACTCGAACCCAAACCTTCAGCAAGTTCCTGCGAGAGACCCAGAGATCGGTAAGCTGATTCGATCGCTCTTTATCCCCGAAGAAGGAGCAACGTGGGGAGTATTCGATTACTCTCAACAAGAGCCTCGGATTACCGTACATTATTCGTCGTTACTTGGACTCGAAGGAGCAGCTGACGCTGTAAACGCATACTCTAACGAAGGCGCTGACTTTCACCAGATCGTAGCGGATATGGCTGGTATCCCCCGCAAACAAGCTAAGAATATCAACCTTGGTCTAACGTATGGGATGGGCCGCGAAAAGCTCATTAAAGAACTAGGACTAGAGTCAGACGAAGCTGGGAAACTACTCGACCTGTACCATAGTCGTGTTCCTTTTATTCGAGGCATACAAAACATGTGTACTCGGATGGCAGAGCAGCGAGGCTATATAACAACGCTCGGTGGTCGTAAATGCCATTTCGATTTGTGGGAGCCGGTCGGATATCTACACGGTGAAAAACATGCGCCGTTACCCAGACAAGAAGCGGTAGATAAGCATGGCGATAATCTCAAGCGGTCGTTTACATATAAAGCACTAAACAAGCTGATCCAAGGATCGGCTGCGGATATGACGAAACTCGCTATGAGAGATTTGTGGAAAGAAGGATTAGTCCCACATATCGGTATACATGACGAACTCGATTATTCGATCTTTAATAAAGAACAATCAGACATGGTGATCGATCGAATGGTCAACTGCGTCGATTTAAAAGTTCCACTAGTAGTGGATTACGAAACCGGAATAAATTGGGGTGAAGCTAAATGATGCGAATACAAAGTCTTTCGCAAGAAGATATCGCGAAAAACGAAGAAACCTATAAACAGATTTTTCAACTGTATGATAGCGGTACGATGACTCTTAAAGAGATCGGACAGATCTATAACGTAAGTAAGCAGCGGATCTGGCAGATCGTAACAAAAATTCAAAAGGGCAACGGAGACTACTATCATGAGCACCGGAATAAAGGAAGCTAAAATGTTTGGGAGCGGTGAATTTGAGATCCAATGCGATGAAGAACAAGTAAAAGTCATTTTCGACACGATTAACGCGTGGTTAGAAGAGATGCGCGGAGACGGCGATGTCGATATGATGGACGTATACAAAGCTATGGTATTCGTCGGATCGGTAAACCTGATCCACCTTCTGGACTACACGATCGAAGAGGCAGATCAGCTTATGGAAGAAATTAGAGCTAACGCTTTTGAACTGCTAGAAATTTTCGGAGATCGAGAGAGTATTCTCGAAAAGATCTCTGAAGAAGGGATGATTAGGCACTAATGAAGCCCAAGCGCGATGACATAATCACGGGAATACTAGTAGGTATCTCGATTATCATCGGGATATTTATTCTTAGTTTTGTATTGCAGATACTAGTAACACATGGCTAAAGAATCACAGTTCTGGTCTCTAATGAAACCGCATATCCCTAACGAAGCTCACGTTCAGCGGATCGAGACTGGCGGGACAGGGAAGGGAGTACCGGACGTAAACTACTGTCAGAACGGCAAAGAGATCTGGATCGAGCTTAAATCCATCAAAGGCAATAAGTCGGAGTTGAGTCCATTCCAGATCGCTTGGCTTTACAATCGAGCCAAAGCAGGCGGCAACTGTTTCGTACTGATTAGAAAGAATAGAGAGATTAAATTATTCCAGCCGACTGAGCTAAAAGAGATACAAGAGCTTAGTTGGAAAAGCGAGTCTGCCGTTACTCTGGAGGCTCCGTACGATTGGAAAACCCTGTTTACTTTTATCTTTAAGGCGTCGGCTTAGTGCTTTACTTTCGTAACCCTCGCGGCTAAAGTATTAAAAGTAGCGCCGTGACAGCGTTACGAACATTTAGAAAGTAGAACTTACAAAGGAGACTACCCATGGTAGCAGCAGTAGAAAGTATGGCGTGGACAGGCCAAGTGCCTTGGCACGGAGAAGGCGTGGAAGTTGACGGTACGTTAACACCACATGAGATGATGGTCGCCGCCGGTCTAGACTGGTCGGTAGACAAGCGTCCTTTATATACGCTGGCGCGGCCCGTTAGCGAATACGAAAAAGACGCTGACGGTAATATCATTCTTGACGAGGTTATGGAACACCCTGACCGCTTTAGTATTATGCGCGATAGCGACAATACGATCCTCGGTACTTGTTCACAAGATTACCAACCTATCCAAAACGAACGCATCTTCGACTTCTTCCAGAAGTTCGCTAAACACGCCAATATCTCTATGGAGACGGCGGGTAGCTTACGAGGCGGTAAGGATATCTTCGGACTTGCTAGGCTAAACGATAGCTTCGAACTTCCTGGAGGCGACGAGATTAACGGCTTCGTACTATTTCGTCAGCCACACCAGCCAGGATATGCGATGTCTATACGCGATACCGAAGTGCGAGTCGTATGTAGCAATACGTTGCAACTAGCGTTAAAGCAAACAGCAACCGCTGAGTTTCGTATGTCGCACCGTACCGCGTTTGACGATATCCGAGAAGAGGAAGCTCTTAAAACTATGGGCGCTGTATACGAGCGGCGTGCAGAGTTTAAGGAAGCGGCTGAGTTCTTATCCAAGACGAAAGCTAAAGACGGTCAGGTTCTAGAGTTTATCTCTAACTTGTACCAACCGAAGCTGTTGGAAGATCACAAGCTCGAAGACGGCCCGTTACGCGATGCGCTAAATAATACCGCTAAGACGGTGTTCGAAGCGTTAGTCACCTCTCCAGGAGCCGACGCTAAATCAGCTAAGGGTACATGGTGGGGCGCGGTAAACGCTGTGACGTTTGTTGAAGACCATCAGCGTACCGGCGAAAACCGTGTATACAACTCGATGTTCGGTAACGCGTCAGCGGCTAAGACCAAAGCGTTTAATCTTGCACTTGAATATGCGAAGGCGGCGTAAATGGGCGAAGTAGTTAGATTGCACAATGCGGTAGTTATTGACCAAGAGTTTATTAGTCAGTTGTGGTACTACCTAAACACGCTATCTGATCCAGAAGTTATCAATGGAAATCTTTCAGATTTTACTTTGATACAACAAGGCGCAGCAGAACACTGTTGCGCACTTGCTATAAAGATGGCGGAACAAGATTGTGGGCTTGGGGACTCGGTTATTGATCAAGATCGTAAAGCTCTTGAAGAATGGCTGATCCCCGTTAAAGCGTACTTAGAAGAAAACGAAACCAGACAAGAAGGAATTGATTCGTGAAAGATAGAACCCTCACTTTGCCCGAAGATTTACTACAGCTACAAGCTGAACTAACGATTATGCGCAGCGAATGTTTGCGTATGGCAGACCGCTGCCAAAGGCTGATCAGATACTACTCGCCAGTTGAAGAACCTGAGATGTTCGATACAGGTGAGCCTACATCAGCGTATGTCAACCAAGATCGGTAAACCTAAATACTGCTTTACTTTCGGTAGCGTCGGTAGTAAAGTAGTAAACAAGCTGGTAAAAACCAGTTAGAAAGTATAACGTCATCATAGAAAGGAGAATGACATGGCAACAGCCAAAAAAGAAGCAGCCCCAGCTGCGCCAAAGAAACCTGCCGTTAAGAAAGTAGCCAAGGTATCTGCGATTAAAGTGACGAAAGCACCAGCCGCGAGTCGTGGTCGTGCCGCACAGCACTTTAAGTACACCGGCAAGCAACTCGGGGAGACTACTGTCAAAACCCCGCAGTTCCAAGCCTTGATTATTTCAATGCAAGACATTGAAGCTACAGAGTTTAATCGTGACGATTTTACGATGCAGCAAGTTGCTGATCTAGGTGTTCAGGAAGGGCATATCAGTATGCCGAATACTAAAAACCCAGAAAAGCAGAAAAAGCGAATTATCGCTTGCTACAAAAAAGCCCTGATCGATGAAGGTTTTATCGTACAGCTTTAATTTGATCGGGGGCTACGGCCCCCATAACTCTCAGGAGAAAGTAGAATGAAGATTGCACCGATACCAAGAAGGCTGCATTCCCGCTCCATGGTTATATATACCGCGATGGAGAACTTGAACGGTTCAGCGACTCGCTTAGAGTTGTACAAAGAATCTCGGAGGATTTGGGCTGAAATAGCTCAAGAGAAACCACCGTCAACGGTAGATCAGTTTCAAAAAATACTGACCGCCTCAGCAATATCCCAAGGGTACGTTATTCGACAGAGCAGTCGAAAAACTAAGAACCCTGTTTACACTTTTGCAGCGTATGAAGTCTTTAGAGGTAAAGCTGAACCCGCGCTGTTATCACGGACGATGTACACTCTTTCGAAGGTCGAAAATGGCGAGCAAGTTATAAGTCCACAGCGTGTCGAAAAACTTGAACGTATCCTCGAAGATCCGAGTTCAGAACTTCCCCCACCACGAGAGTGGTCACCAAAAAGAGATACGCCTAAGCATTCGCAACAGGCTGTAAAAGAAGCCGCTGAAAAAGCTGCAGAAAAGCTAGAGCCGCCGAGCGATATACAAGAGATGTTGCAAAATATCGACAAAATTATCGACCGGCAAAAACCATCGGAGATTACAGTAACCCCGTCAAAGTTAGAAGTACCAATTTGGCCAGCCGTTATTGGAGTTTCGATAGCAGGGATCGCTATACTCGTAGCGGTATCGTTAAGCGTCCTAGCTTTCGCAGGTTAGTGCTTTACTTTCGGGGTAGTCGCCGCTACGTTATTAATAACGGCGCTACCCGCGCCCCGATTAGAAAGGAGAACGTATGACATTTATCACACCAGTTAAAAAGCTAGAACAGCTTTCACCAACGCCTGAGCAAGACAAAGCACTTGTAAAGGTATTCGAACAACACGTGCTGGATAGCCAGCACCCAGACTTTGCGTATATCACGTTTACCGACTGGGTCGTTAAAGACGTACATAAAGCAATGTACGACGATTGCATTATGGCCGCTGTACCAAATATGTGGCTAGGTATCGAAACAGACGGATATACGCACTCATGAGTGCGGTAATCGTAGACGACGGCACAGTAGATGTCGTCGTCGAATATGACGGTTGGCGCAAGAGATATACCCAATCATATCGAGCAATGTTCGGTAGCGAGGAGGAGTTTTTAGATGCAGCGTTTAAAGATTTTTATGACGACCAAACGGATCGGCTTGATGCAGCGTATGACTCGTTACCGCGAGATATCACGCTCTGCTACAACGACGATTGTCGTGGCTGGAAAACCCCCGACGAACATCTCGAGGGTTACGCAGTAGTTAAATGTTTGATGGGCTGTAGCGATTACAAGGTACTCTATAAAGAGTTACCGAAAATTACGGATGCGATGTGGAGCAGGTTACAACTCGAAGCATCCGATACATGATTTGTGTGGGGGACATACGACTCAGGCGACTGGTAGCGTCAGGGGGTTTTCCTCTCTCCTGCTGGAGAGTTTTACGAGAAATAGGTTCGATGAAGTGTAGACCCCCAAGGGTAGTGATGACCTTTTGTAATCTACCAATCGAACCAACTACCAGATTTACTTATTTAGAAAGGAGAAATGTATGAACGATTGTGTTCTATGTGGCGACGAGATCGACGTTCAAGCGAACGGTTGGGCCGGTGGCCATAACGCGCAGCCTTTGGCTGACGGACAGTGTTGCAGTAGTTGCAACAGCCTAGTCATTATCGCTCGAATGCAGCAAGCACGAGAGTATGCAGAGGAGGCCGTATCGTGATTGATATAGACCGCGCACGCGAGTTAAGTGACGCTGCCGAGATCGAACGTATCCATGGTGGCGAGGACGTCGAGCCGAAGTTATGGCAAGTCGAAGTAAAGTTTTATTTCAAAGCCTACGACGAAGACGATGCTCTTGACCGTCTGAAAGAAGAAATACTCCCAGAGCTTGCCGTTGATCGGTCAGACCCGAATCGTTTCGAATGGGAGTTTATACATTGGCAACAGGACGTGGAGGACTAATGGGAGAAACAAACGACAGGCTTTTGAATATAGTCCTCGAAGTAAACCGTAGACTTGCCGACGAAAAGGACTACGACGAGTATCTTGCACCGGAGCTGAGAGCACTGCTACAGTTTCTGATAGATACTTACCACACCCACCCAGAGCTTAAAACGTATAAGGTGGTCGAGGAATCGCGTTAGTGCTTTACTTTCGCGTTAGTCGTAAGTACCTTATATATACCGCGCCCTAACCGGCGCGGATAACTTAGAAAGCAGAAAGGAGACAGATATGGCGATTAGCCAAGAAGATGTTCAGCGTGTTTTACGAGAGTACGTTGTAGACCATTGCGATTTGAATTCTAATACCGCGCACCACTTAGTTGCTTTAGCAGTATCCGCAGCGAGTGAAATAACGCTACGAGGTAATTTATTCCCCGAAGCAGCTGATGACGCTTTTCCAGAGGTGCGAGCGTTAGCGCATATGTATTCATGGCTCGACCCTACCGTTCAGATTGTCCAACGGCCTGACGGGTTTAACGCTTCCGAGAGACTTAGGTTTCGGTACTTTGTAAATTGGTTGATCGATATGGTCGACGCTAAGGAATACGGCTACCAGACGAAAGAGAAGTTGCTACACGAGCTGAAAGAATCAGAAGCGTACCGTATAGCTTTTTATTGGGAGTTCGAGTTTGAAAGAGATCTTAAAGAAAGAGCTAAGGCTCTGACGTATATCGACGCCGACCGCGATATCGTCGACGAGGATCGTATCGAGTCAGATTATGCAGATGAGTACGTTCGAGATGCCTAAGCGATACAAAATGCTCCGTAACACTAAACCCAAACAGCGGCCATTTACGCCGCTGAAACCACGGGAGCCTCGACCCGAGGCTTACCGTGAAATTAATTACCCATCTCGACTCGCGACTATGGATTGCACTAGCCGCCGTGACGATCTCCCAGTAACAAAAGCGACGATCGCCCCAGCGTATAACAAAGGTGCGTACCAAGTGATACCCGAGTCGGATATCGAACATATAGGAAGATGATATGTATTGGATAAGCAAGAAAGATCAAGGGCTTGGTATATCCCTAGGAAAGAAACGTTTACGCGATTTCAAACCAGAGGAAGGGTGCGAGTATTACGTTCGCACTAGCAGAAAGTCGCCAGACTTTTGTGATTTTGTACCTGTTTACATCGGCAAAAACGGCAAGCTCGTTAAGACCGATACAGCCTCGACGGGGTGGTTTTGATATGACATACCGACAACTTAAATGGCGGCTGTCGACTCTCACTGAAGAGCAACTCGATACTGAAATAACTATTCGTCAAGATAACAACGAGCTAGTACCTGCACGATTTTGTAGTAACGCTTGGAGTGCTCCGAGTATCGGTGATCGACTTGACGATGACCACCCTGTATTTTTAGTTAATTTGGAGGACTAATGAGAAACGAAACTAACGAAACGCCGCTCGACGTAGCGCGAAGCAAAGCCCTTGCGAATATGGCTTGGGATATCAAAGCGGATTACGCGGATCTTGATGAAAACACTAGCGCGTTTGATAAACAAGTGCTACGCCATCAGATTAAAGAATATGCCCGACTCGTTGACCGCTACCACCACGATAGCGACGGTACGATTGAAAACCTAGTCGTTTAGTGCTTTACTATCGGGGTACTCGTAAGTACCTTATATATACGCGCGGTATACGCCGCGCCGGATTACTAAACGATAGAAAGGAGAAAGGTATGGAACCAAGAAATACAATCGCCGAGATGGACTTGAGTAACCTGACCGACGAGCAAGTTGAAGTGATGACCAAACTGGCACGGTTTGCTGAAGATGGCTTTGATCTTTCAGCAGAAAGAACTAGTAATAACAAAATGCGCGTTTTCCGAGAAAAGCAAGCAGGACAGTGCATGGTTCTTCGCCATCGACTACGCCAAGAAAAAGAAACCCGCAGTGAATTGTGGAACCCAGTGCGCGATGCAGACCGAATAAACATTGACGGGCTGATTCGTTTTTAACAAAGCCTCGATTTGATTAAGCCCGCCTCGAGCGGGCTTTTTTGTGCCTATTAGAACGACCCGAGATATTGCGTATATTGTCTATTTAGAAAAAAAACTTTTTTTATTTTTTTCAACTAAAACGACTAATAAAGTAATAGAAGTAATAGAAAAGTGAAAGAAGCCTCTAGATACAAGGGATGGGGGCCGTGATGAGTGTGACGAGAAAGTAATAGAAATCGTATAGGTTATTGAAACGAGAACAGTGAATAGTGGTGAGAGGCCATGAGGGAAATTTTTACTTTTTATAAATTATTTTATTTTCTAAGATATAGTTCTACACGCTTACGACCCTCGGAAACACTGCATGAAAGAACTACAGTACACTCCCCTGACACCTGCTGATGACGGAAACGGGTACATCGACGCCGATGGTAAGAGATGGCAACCGCTAAATCCGAAACAAAAGAAGTTCGCTCGAGAGTATCTGAAAGGCCAAAACGCTACCGAAGCAGCGGTAAAAGCAGGCTATACGAAGAATCGAGCCGCAGCTAAACGACAAGGCAGCGTCTTACTCAACCACAACCCACTTTTGCGAAATTACCTTATAGACCAGGAAATCAAGGAGGCAGAGAGGGATAGGGTTTCCATGGAGGGCCACCTCTCCGCCCTCCACGACTTGCGTGAGGAGGCACGGGAGTCGGGGCAGATTAACGCAGCGATCACGGCAGAGATACACCGAGGGAAGGTCGGAGGGCTTTACATCGATCGACGCGAGGTACTGACCGCGAAGATCGACATGCTCTCTAAAGATCAGCTGATCGATCGACTCGGAGCACTGATCACGAAGCGCGTACCGCAAACGATCGAGGGAGAGATTACGAATCGGCTCGGATCGACAGACGGATCGACGGATCGATCGACTGTATTAATTGAGCGAGGGAGCGATTGACCCACCCACCCACCACGTTTGATCGATCGACGGATCGATCGATCGATCGATCGACTATAAAAAGATTGACGGAGCGCGAGCGCACCCACCCACCCACCACGATTCATTGACGGCGAGCGAAAGACGGATTGAGCGATTGACCGAAAGCGTTGGTCATAAAAAAGGGAGCCGAGTGGCTCCCTTCGTGGGTAGGGATCCTTCTATTCGAAGGATCCTAGTTTGACGATACCGGTCTGACCTTTCCACTCTTTGCGACCTTCGATCTGCATTTTGTAGTGAGTCATGACGACCGCCGCGTCCTGCTGGTATCCCCAGTCGGATAGCGCGTCGACGATATCTTGAATCGCGACCATTCGGTGCGCGTCTCCGGCCAGCGCGTAATACGCGGTGATGATCTTGATCATCTGCTTGGGGAGTCGCACGCCAGACGGAACGCTGTCGAACATTACTGATCCGCTGGTGGACTTACCAGTGCCGACCATAGTGGGAAGCTCCATTGGAGCTGCTGCTTGCTTTGTAGCTGAGTTAGCCATAGTGTTTTCCTTTCTACTTTCTAAGTGTATGTGGCCACGCTACCGCCCGACCACAGACGTATCCTCGCCTATACGCCTGCTAAAGTAAAGCGAAAACGACCTACTAATTTGCTATATAGCCACGCTTGCTTATAACCTTTCCGCGCTAACGGTTCGGTTTAGGGGCGCGACTTAGCGGATCCGTCTGAGAGACCCCCCATACCCCCAAAAATGCCGCAAGGCACCCGCCCACCCACCACTACCTAGTTCCCGCCTCTTTTTCCGAGATACTTTTGCTTTAGGTTCCCTATTCAAAAATTTCGCACATTTATATTTTTCGATGGGTCAAAATTTTTCGCGAAAATTTTTTAGGGGTAGCGAGAGTAGTGATTAGGGAGTTACGATTCGGCTATCTTTGATGAGGATACGTTATGTACGGTCAGTCTCCTTATGGTTCGACGATGGGTCGCGGGATGTTTATGAATCCGCAGATGATGATGATGTTACAAATGCGCGATCAGATGAGGGCGCAATACGGGCCGATGCCTACGGCTGGAGATATGCAAGCACAGGCAGAAGCAGCAGCGGGGGATGATTCAGAAGCTATGGCCGTTACGGAGCCGCAAGGCCCGACGAATAACCGTGAGCGGTTAGAGCAGCTTCAGGGTGATTTAGACGAGCTTAGTCAGGGTACGCAGATGATTGCTGCAAATCAGGGGCAGTTATCTCGGCATTTAGGTGCGGGTGCTCAGATGATGGGCGGTGGTTTAGGTTCGTTATTAGGTGGTTCAGGGATGATGGTCGGTGGTTTAGGCCGGTTACAAACTCTAGGGCCGGAAAGTTTACGAACGGTATTTACAGCTAGTCCATTTAGTCGACAAGACGCGCAAGAAGCAGCAGAAGATGCCTGAGAAAAAGAAAAAAGATTCTCGGTTAGAACGCGCAGGGGTTAGCGGTTATAACAAACCGAAGCGTACCCCGTCCCATCCTAAAAAATCCCATATCGTTGTTGCTAAGGAAGGCGATAAAATTAAGACGATTCGATTTGGGCAGCAGGGTGTAAAAACTGCGGGTAAGCCTAAGAAGGGTGAGTCGGCGAAGCAAAAAGCGCGGCGTAAGAGTTTTAAGGCACGTCACGGAAAGAATATCAAAAAGGGCAAGATGAGCGCAGCTTATTGGGCCGATAAGGTGAAATGGTAATGGACGATATGCAAGCGGTTTACGATGAAGAACTTAGTCGCGGTCGTGGAGGCTTACTGTCGCTGTTACGCGGTACGGGGGATATTACTCTCGGCGAAGAGGTAATGGATAGCTTGCCCGAAATTATGGCGATGTTACAAAATACCAATAAAGATACGTTGACGATGCGGCAAACGCAGGAGATGGGTCAGCCGAGCGAATTAGCTGTATCGTTAAGTGATCAACCTGCATTAAGTTCTATGGTTGGCCCAGAGATGGCATTATTAGCTGGAATGATGGGTGGGCCTGGAGGAAAGGCTAAGGGTTTAGCTTCGTTAAAAGATGAACTAGCGCAGTTTATTACAAAAGATAAAGCTGATACTGCGGATCGTATGCGCCGGTTAGACGAAGACGATATGTTAACGCGGTTAGCGGATCAAGATCGTATTGACCGTACCCGAGCGGAACAGTTAGAGGGGTTACGTGAGCGTAGTGATTTTAACACTCGTTTAGAAGGAGGCGAAATGTCGGAAGAATACGAAACGGCATTACGCGAATACCAAGATTTTATGAACCGCCAAGGTGAATCTGGAATCCAGAAGTTACGGAAAGATATTTTTAGCGATCCTGACCAGATGGCAGGTGGGGGACGTCCAGGGTTGTATGCAAATATCGCCGCAAAGCGTAAGCGGATAGCTTCGGGTTCTGGCGAAACGATGCGTAAGGCGGGATCTAAAGGTGCGCCGACGAAGGAAAATTTCCGACAGGCCGCAACTACTGCTAAAAAAGCTAACGGTGGTGGTTTAAGTTACGCGAAAGGTTATTACGGGAAGTCGTATAAATGAGCCAGCTTACAATGGCCCAGATAGACGAGCAAATTAAAAACGCTCCTTTATCTAAAGAAGACGCTAAAAAGCACTTTATAGAAAAAACGGAAGAATGGGGGCTGCAGCATACGTTTCATTTCGATGAAGCGTGGGATTACGCGGTATACCAAAGAAAACAAAAAGAATTCAGAGAAAAAATAACTGAGTTCGAACAAGCGGTTAACGCACATCCCGCTAAACTACAAACGGTTCATGAGATAAACCCAACTAAACATAGTTTTGCAGACGGTCAGTATATTCGTGAGATTTTTAATCCAGCAGGATTATTTATCGTTACGAAAATACATAACAAAACGCATCCGTTTTTCTTAATGCAAGGTGAAATGTCTATTTTTTCACAAGACGGGGTAGAAAAAATATCCGCTCCCTACCACGGCATAACTCAAGCGGGAACTAAACGCGCGATATACACTCACACTGAGTGTGTGTTTGTTACAGTTCATGCAACAGACAAGTTAAACATTGAAGATATCGAAGAAGAAGTAATCGCTAAATCTTTTAAAGATGTTAAGTTACTTCCCCCTGATATTCAACAAGTAGAAAAACTTATCTGTCAGATCAAGGAGAAACAGCTATGAGCTTTATTGCAGCTGCAATTATAGGGGCGACAGCGACGGCTGCGGCTACGGCGTATTCTGCTCGTCAAGCCCGTAAAGCACAAAGAAAAGCTGAAGAAAACGCTCAAACTCGTGCGTTAATTGAAGGGTCCGCCCCGAATATCGCGATGGTTAAAGAAGTTGTTCCTGAAGAAGTACAGGGTAGCGACGTTTCTGGATTAGAAGAAGCGTTAAAAGCGATGGATTACGAAGGAGGTCAGCCTCCGGTTCCAGGAGAAGACGACGCTATGGGCGCAATGCCTATGGAGCTATCTGAAGAAGATTTAGCGATGCTAATAGAATCAGGTGGTTTAGAAAGTGTATTTACTCAGATGGCCGCCGACGGTGGGCCGGTAGGTACACCGAACGACGTATATTATTTTGGCGTTCCGCAAATTATGGGGATGATGCAAGACCCCGACCCACAAATCCAGCAAGTAGGTATGCAACTTGCGGATCAAATGGAAATGACTCCCGATGCGGGGATGGTGCCAGCTACGCAACAACAAATACAAACGATGGCTAACGGTGGCCGAATATCTTCTGAAAGGTTAAACCAAGAAAGACTCCGTTGACCACCCCACTTGAACAGCTAAAGGAAGTAGACCTTTCCCATCTATCGAAAGAAGAAGCGAAAGAGTTTACTCTTCTCCTAGAGGAATTAGAAAAGCGCGAAAAACGCGAAAGTTCTATGGCGTCGTTTTACGATTTTGTTAAAACGATTTGGCCAGAGTTTATTGCGGGTGCGCACCACAAAAAGATGGCCGAGGCATTCGATAAAATCGCCAGCGGAGAATCAAAGCGCCTCATAATCAATATGCCGCCGCGACATACGAAGTCTGAATTTGCTTCGTATTTGTTCCCAGCTTACTTATTAGGTAAGCGTCCTAAATTAAAAATCATTGAAGCTACGCACACAGCTGACCTTGCGGTTAACTTTGGCCGTAGGGTTCGTGACTTAATTGAAAGCGAAGAATATGCGGAGATATTTCCAGCTACCGAACTAAAAGCTGACTCGCGAAGCGCGGGTAAATGGAATACATCGCAGGGCGGTCAGTATTATGCGGCGGGTATTGGTGGTGCACTCGCGGGTCGTGGTGCTGATTTGTTTATTATTGACGATCCGCACTCTGAGCAGGACGCATTTTCGGATAAGGCGTTAGAAGAAGCCTACGAATGGTATCAAACTGGGCCTCGTCAGCGTCTACAGCCAGGAGGTGCGATCGTTATCGTAATGACTCGTTGGTCTAAAAAG